TGGATCCTCGGTCTTATATTCGTCAGGCATACATAATGGTATAGGAGTTGCTCTTATCTCGGGAATATTATGAGGTGGAATAGATAAATGAGTAGCTAACTTGATCCATGTTGCATGAGTTCTATTATATCTTTCTTCGTATTCTTTACATAGATTATACCATAATTGCCATAACCATTGATAATTCTCTACACTAGAACGTGTCCATATATTACTTGGGTGATTGATATGACTGGCTAAATACAAGCTATTTTCACGTGAATCGTCAAGCTTCCATACTCTTACTTGTCTTTTACCTGATCTACTTGATCCACGGCTCTCTATTCCATCACAAAGCCGGTGGGCTGTAGAGAGTAATTGCGCATATTCGATAATCATCTTGACTACGTGTTTATCGCAATGATATTCTGCGCATTTCTTAGGATTTTCGTCTAAATAAAAGATATTCATTTTTTAACTATACAAAGAATTAGACCTACTATTCCTATACAACCTTTATATTTACCTTTATGAACTACAGGCATATGATTACACATAAACGGAATAGCTTTTAGTGGTATAATTTTATTTTTAAATTTTTTTATATTATATTCGTGTACCCATTTATATTCGTAACTTATAATATAAATATAATATTTTTAAATAAGTATAACGAATACCAAAATAAGTCCGATTAATATAACAACAAATGCTGCGTCTAAATAAAGATCACGTTTCATTTAGTCATGAGTAAAAGACAAACGTATCCTAGAAGTATGATAATTATAATTTCATATAAATATAATTCTCTCAATAATTCAATCATGGGTACAACATCAGTGTCCACATTAATAATATAACTAAAATAAATATAATTACTAAACCGATTATCATTTAAAATAACTCTCTATAATATCATTTACAACACGTTCATATTTCCAGCCGAGCCATATTCCTAAAATTGTACCGAGTATAAACCAGATCATGCGTAACAATATATTGTAAGTTTAGTTGTGCTAGCAGCTCCCCATATTTCATGGTCATCTCCTGGCGACAACTCTTTTATGTTTTCTATATCATCAATATCAAATCCATTATCTTCTGTAAAGTGTTCTTCAGCATTTTTTTCAATCCACTCTATAAAAGGTTTATTATCATTACTGTTGTTATTATAACCCCACCAGTAGATTAACATGTATTTATTTTTATTCATAAGTCCTTAATATTTTATGCATTTCAGAGACACATAAAGATTCCATATGAGCTTCGTAGTCTCCATCGTTATTTGTATTATCATAGATAAAAACTAAATCAATAGACTTTAGATGATTTTCTAAAGCAATTCTTAATTCATCTTTAGTCTTATGATATATTTTCCAATTATCTGGCTTTTCCATTTTCATCCCATGTTTGTATTATATCTCCAAACTCTTTATTTAGATGATCTTCTTCAATATTCTCATCTATAATTCTAATGCCATATTCTTCTTCGCAATAGTCTGTTTGTATATAAGCTCCCATATCTTTTTCACAATTACATTGAGAAAAAAACTCATCTTTTTTTTCTTTCCAACGTTTTTTATCAGTTATCTCTAACTCAAATGTAGTTGGAACTATTACTTGAACTTGAACTTTTATATTTTTCATTATCTTTCTTTCTTTTTTGTTTTATTCCATAATAAAATAAAACGTTGTAACCAATCTACTTGATCCTCGGTTAAATCATTACGCCATAATTCTGCATCGGCAGAAGCAAGAGGATGTAATTCTTCTTTATCTCCCCAACGATTGTATATAGTCGATAATGTATTTAAACTAATCATTTTCTTTCTTTAACAAGTATGATACTTATCACTGGATTAATTTTACTTAATCTTTCAATTTCAAGTTTATCATAGCTTTCCCAATATTCTATAGTTCCATCTGTATATGTAACTTTATAATATTCTTCTTTCATATTTTCTTTCTTTTTGATAACCAGTTCATTACTATTTCTTTTAAATAGAATTGGTAATGGTATAGTTCATCAAAATATTCTTTATCTTTCAGTCTTATTTTATTACTATTAATTAATTCTTTCAGTTTATCTACAGTAATAAATTTCATTTCTTTCTTTTCTTGTAATGTAAAAAATCAATTACATTACGTTTTTCAAAATAATTTTCAAATAATTTTTTTGATTCTTCTAAAAATTTTTTAGGTGTAATAACTTTATATATTTGAACTATCTCTTTATGAGGATTAAATGCAGGATCACCTTCATTTCGTTTATAGAATTTTTTTGCTAAAACTAATCTGTTAAAAGGACCAATAAATCTAATTGTATTTATTGTACTACCAACTCCTATAAAATAATTAGATTTATTATCCCTGTTCATCTATTAAAACTACATTTCCTACTATTTTAGTTTGTTCTATACGAGTGCGATCAGTAGTTCCTGGATTTTCGTTTTCGTACCAAAACCAATAGTCTTGATATGCCTTAGTAGCTTTTTGATTTACTGGTAAATTATGTAAAAGACCTTCTTCGTTAACCCACATCGTATAGTTTTTACCATCATATCTACCTTGAGATTGTTCTATAAAACCGCCTACTACTCCTTGCAAGTGTTCTAAGTCTTCAATAGATTTTTTTAAATCAGTTTCTATATGAAGTCCTGACGACCATATAAAGATATGTTTATAATTTTTATCACTCATTAATTAATTCTCCTATCACTTTATCTTTTCCATTAGGAAATCCAGTCAATTTATCATATAGTTTCTCTGGATCATAACCGCACTGAATAGCTGCTTCTTGTATATCTTCTATACGATACAAGTCATTAGCTACTACTCTTACCATACCCTCTTGTGGTACAATTGGTATTACTTTTATAGACATGTTTTTTCTTTCTTTCTATGTTAGCGAGAGAAAAATCGGGTGGCGATTTCTCTCTCTATTTTTAATTATATTAAATAAAATTAATTTAAAACAATATTTTCTTCTATTTCTTTTAAATTAGTGAAGATATTATCTTCAACATCTAATTGATATAATTCACCATTATCATGTTCAAATAACACTCTAGTTCTATCTTTATTTTTCTTAATAAAAAAAAGAATAGGCCAATCTTGATCTTCATCAAATTCATCAAAATTATGTTCTTTAAAATGACGTGGCCAATTTTTCTCTATAGCAATCTGATTAGCTTCTATTAATTGATCACGTTTTATTACTTTTACTTTCATTGTTATCCTTTCTTAAATTAATAATAACTTCTCTTAATAAATAATAATACATCTTGTTCTCACTGAAATTATATAATTTGGTAATCAGGATCAACGGCTCTTTGACTCCATTGTCTCGTAAAGCTCTAAATGATTGATAAGCATGGTGATTGTTCATCATGATCATATAAAATCTTACACTATCACATTTACTTTTAAATACTTTTACACCAAAATTAGCATTAGGTCTATGAAGTGGTTTTAATTGCTTTTCTTCTTTCTTATATGTTCTAATTCCAAAAAGATTATTAGCTTCTATAGCAAATCGACTTGTACCATAATCACTTTCTACTATCGCCTGAGCTACTATCATTTCGTCAGGTATTCTTTGATTTTTAGGAATATATTGATGATGATAATCTATACATCTTTGAAGATCAACAACAAATTCTCTATTGTTATTATACTTAAAGACGGGTTCTTTTAGAGTTGCTGAAAAGTTTAAATAAATGAAAATAGTCAGCCATAGTAGTATATGGATATAGACTAAACCGTGTGAATAAAGAGCTTTAAATGAGCTTTTTTTCATAGTATTTAGATTATTTTAAATATTTAGAATTTTAAGTATACAACTAATGTATAGTAAATTCAGTTTGAAAGTGCTCTACATACTTAGGTATTTCTTTAAAATAAGGAACAACATCTAAATCTACAAATTCAAAATCTTTCATCTTAAATTTTAAAAAATTAAACATTCTATAAATCCTAGGAAAGAAAGGATCGTTATCAAATTGAGCAAATTCTATTGTGAGTAGTTTTTTAGGATTTTTCTTTTCAAAATAACTTATTTCCACCCAATAATTACGAGTAGGTGATGAATGAAATTCATTTAATAACTTATCTATCTCATCTTTAATATCAAACATATACATAACACTATAAGTATTAATTTTAAAATGGACAGTCTGAAATTAATTTTTTTATTTTTGGATTATCTTGTAATAATGCAATAAAACCATTAGTTAATTGATTAACTAATTGTTCCTCTTCTTTTTCTTTATCAAATAAAAATCCGCCGTCAGATGTTATTCCTCTTTCAAAAAGAATTGCGTGAAAACATTCGTGAATAAATGTATTTACTTTTTCTAAATCTGAAAGTGTATTAGAGATTGTAATTATTTTAGTATCATGATCAAATTCTCCGTAGTCTTCGGTGGACGTAATATTTACATCCACCTTAAAATAACCTACTTTAATTTGAGATATATCCTCTAGCATTCGCATTTACCTGAGTATTTAGTCCAATGTCATTGGCTTTTTCTGAGCCACGACCGAAAGCTACTCTATCTCGAACACTAAATCTACTTGATTTTGATACTAACTTTATTCCCTTATCTTCTAGCCATTTAACTACTGCTTTTTCTTCATTTCTGTAAGATAAAGGTAAATTATTAGGGTTATCAATTCCAGTATATTCTACTGGTTTATTTGATTCCGCATATTTATCTCTTAATCTTTGTGATAAACGACTAGCACAACCTTGTTTAAAAGCGTGCTTCATTCTATTTACTTCGCCTCTATTACCTGGAACTTTTTCAAATTCTTTATCAGCTAAACTTTCTATTGTGTCGATAAAATAATCTGACATATGTTTAGCTACAATTCGATTTGATTCTCGGCCAACAAAGAATGTAACTTTAACTCTTTTATATAATTCATTAAATTTAGATGAACTATAAGTAGTACAGTAATAAAGTTTAGATGTTGAGTTTCTTATCCAACCTTTCCATGTATCACGTTCAACTTCGTAACTTTCTTCATTGATAGGTTCTATACTCTCATTATCTTTAATCTCTCCTAGAGATAGATTATGAGCTTGTAAAAGTTTTTGAACTATATCTGCAGCCATCATAGCTTCATTTTCAGAAGCGCCTTTGTCTTTAGATACAGCTAAAAGCTTTTGTATTTTTTTTATTATATCTTCTTTTGACATTTCTACCTTTCTGTTTACTTACTTATAATATATTTTATTCTAATTTCTTTTGCGACAATATTATCTTTATCATGTTCCAATCTTTAGCAAGTGCACGCTTTTCAAATTCTTCTTTAGATATTCCTATTGCTAAATCATTTCCATCTTTACCATCAAATAAATAAACTTCTCTATCTTTCTTTACTAAAATAAAAACTTTACCACCGCATATATTATAAGTTCTATGCCAAGCTAATTGTTCAACGGTTATTTTTAATTTAACTTTTGTATTATCTCTTTTAGGAGTTTTAAGATATTTACCTTCAATCCAACCTGATACACCATTTACACAATAATGAACGTCAGGGATTCCTCGTTCTATTTGAGTTTCAATACGTTGAATAAAAAAATTATTTAATTTATTTCTTATCTGTTTCCAGAGTAGTTTTTCCATCAAATTTACATACAGGGATTGACTTCATCTTATGTAAATTCTTAATTCTAAGTTCTAAATATTTAGTATAATTCTTATCAGAAGGATCTTGCATAGCTATTTCTAATTCTTTATAGCTCATTCCTAGTTGATCAACGTCAGTTCTGCCATCTGACCATAACCCATCAGTTGGATCTGCCATAATAATATCCTCTAATATTCCTAACTCTTTACCCATTTTCCATACATCTGTTTTTAAACAATCACCAATTGGAGATACATCTACTCCGCCGTCTCCATATTTAGTAAAGAATCCTACACCAAAATCTTCTATTTTATTTCCAGTTCCAACTACTATTCCGTTACAAGAAGAAGCTATTTGATATAAACACATCATTCTTAATCTAGCTCTTGAATTAGCTAATCCTAGTTGAGATGTAAATTTTCTATCAATTAAAGTATTTTCAAAAGAATTAAAAGTATAAGTTAAATCAACTTCAACTCCATAAGCATTTTTAAATTTATTAGTAAGCCAATTTTTATGTGCTATAGATAAATCATGTTGTTCAGGTCTTTGATGTATTGGCATACAAACAAGTAAAGTTTTAAGTCCAGTCATTGCTGATATGGTACTTACTACAGATGAATCAATTCCGCCTGATATACCTACAACTAAACAATTAGCTGGATTAGGCATTTCAGTTACATAATTAAAAATCCAATTTTTTATATGTTCTATTCTATCTTTTGGTTGCATATTCCTATTGGTATATATTTAACATCATCTTTAAGATTTAAGTACCTAAATGGATCAATGATTACTGAATCTTTATGAAAATAAAAATGATGAAAAGCTTCATGTTTAGTTCCTATAAAAAATAATTGTGCTCGATCATTCCACCCATATTCTTTTGCTGTTTTTTCTATATTGCCATCAACGTATGGATCCCAAATTTTTATTGTAATACCATATTCTTCTAAAATAGTTTTAAGAAGTAATGAAGGACTTCCTAAAGTTAAAGTAGTTTCAGGTTTAAAAGATTTACCTAAAATATTTATTTCTAATCCATTTCTATTTTGTATAATTAATCTTGCTAACCATTCAGTTTGATGTTCACGTTGTTTCATAATCATATCATACCAATTAAATGATAAATCTAATTTATTTGCAAGATACGATAGAGCTATATTATCTCTAGGGTGACAACCACCTCCGTCTCCCATTCCTCCTTGTAAATATTTATTACTTACAATTCTATTTGTACAAAGTGAAAGAGCTTTAGATACTTCATCTACATTAGTGTTAGGAAGATAATGACATGTTTCCATAACTGTATTAATCATAGAAATTTTAGTTGAAATAAAAGTATTATAAACTACTTTTATTAATTCAGCATTTTCTAATGTAGTTTTAAAAAAAGGTTTATCATTAATTGTTTTATAAAATTCTTCAGCTTTTTTTGCTGCTTCTTCATTTTCAACTCCAAATAATATAATTTCACTATTTAAAAAATCTTGAATAGTAGTACCCATTGCTATAAAGAAAGGATTATAACAAAGTTTAATATAATTATTTAATACAGGCATTATCTCTCTACGAATAGTTCCCGGGAGAACAGTCGATATTATAATTACAACAATTTCTTTTTTATGAAACATAGCTTCTATAGCTAAATTTCTTAATCCATTTCTTAAATGTTCGTAATTAAAATCAGCTCTTTCTTTAGGTATTCTTGTAATTCCTTCGTATTTTTCTTCATGTGGAGTTTGAATAGGGACAAAAATTATATCACAATCTTTGACTATATCGCTAATGTTTTTTATTTGAATATTCGATTTATTTAATAGTTCTTGAGCACCTTCTTCTTTATAATGGAGGGTTTTTGTTCTTATTCCTTTTAATGTAATTGGACTAATATCCGTTCCGCAAACGTTATGTCCTTTATCTTCTATAGCAAGAGCTACTGGAAGTCCTAATTTTCCTAATCCTAAAAATCCGATATTCATTATTTAGCAGTGCCCCAACTATCTCCTTTCTCTACATCAATTTTTAGAGGCACTTTAATATCTACACAGTTTTTCATTATTTGTATAGCTTCTTCAAAACATTTTTGTTTAGATTTATCAACTGAGAAATCAAGTTCATCGTGTATAGTTAATTTAATATCTATTTCATCTGTAATACCTGATTCATATATTTTAAGCATTGCTGCTTTAGTAATATCAGCAGATGAACCTTGTATTAAAGCATTTAAAGCTGTATGAGTATAAGCTCTTTTTAATTCACTATCAGGATATCTTTCCATAGCTTCTGCTTTTGAATAAGCTGTATTACCATAACTATCTTTAGGTTCCCACTTATCAAATCTTCTTTTTCTTCCTAATAAAGTTTTAATATAACCTCTTGTACTTGCAACATGAGATACTTGTTTAGATAACTCTTTAACAAAAGGAACTTTAGTATGATACTTATTAAATAATTCATAAGCTGAATCATCATCTAATCCTAACTCCCTAGCTAATTTTTTATTACCCATTCCATAAAATAATCCTAAATTAATAGTCTTAGCTTGTTTTCTTTCGATACTAGCCATTTTTGCAACCATATCGTGAAAGTCAGTTTGATCATTAGTTAAAAATTCTTCTTGAACTTTTTTAGCAGATTCCATATTTTTAATAACAGCGTAATGAACTAATACTCTAGGTTCCTGTTGAGAATAGTCAGCGCAATACCAGTCTTGATTTTCTTCTGGAATAAATAAACTTCTGATCAACGGCCCAAGCTCAGGGTCTCTAGCAGGTACTTGTTGTAGATTAGGATTACTAGAACTAAATCTACCTGTTACAGTTCCCATAGAATTAAATTGACAATGAATACGACCTCCTACAGCTTTCTCTAAAATCATATTCTTTATAAAAGTATTTCTAATTTTATCCAATTTTCTAATATCTAAAATAGTTTTAGATATTCCATCATTTTGCTGCTCAAGCCAATCTTGAGTGAAAGATGCAGTTCCTTTTTCTGTAAAATTATATTTAATTTCATTCTTATCATATGCTTGTTTTAATGATGCATTTGCCCAAATATTTACATCATGTCCTCCTACTTTATTTAGCTGATCTTGAAGTAAGTGTTGTTTTTTTTCTAAATCATAATAAAGTTTCTCTGCTTTTTTAAGATCAATTCTTACTCCACGTTTTCTTATTTCAAAAAGACAAGGTATTAATCTCATTTCAAAATTAACTATATCCTCTACGTCTTCAGTCTTTATTCTAGGTAATTGTTTTTGAAATATTTGAAGTGTAAGTAAAGCATCTTCTTTAGCATATTCTCTTACACTATTTGCATGTAACTTCCATAAATTTTCTTTAACTTTAGCTTTTTTACCAAAGTTAAATTGTATAGCTTGTTCTAATTCAGCTTCATATTTAGATTTTTTTAAATAGTATTGACTTAAAGATTCAAGAGAGTATTTAAGCTTGTTTTCGTCTAATAGGTGCTCTATAGCTTGTATATCATATATAGAATGGTGCTTCGTAAAGGCCAATCTTGAATCGTGTGAATTTAGCCACTCCATGTCATATAAAGCATTAGCAAATACGAGCTTTTTCTTTAATTTAAGTAATTTGTCAATAAAATCAACGACTTGATCGTTATTAAGATTTCCTCCACCTTCGTGTGCAATTGGAAAATATTCATTATAACCACTATCTGTGGCTATAGATATACCAACTAATTTACCATCTTTTCTAAAACCACCTGGTCCTAAAGATTTAAGATTAGGATCATATGTTTCAGTGTCAATAGATATAATATTTGATTTTTCTAATTCAGAGAACTTGAACATTTTCCTAATATAATTTCTTTATTAATGTAAGCCCAAGATTGACCGCCATTATCCATCCAAAACTTTCCAACTGTATCAAAGTCAACATATTTTTCAAAAGTTATTATTCCTTCTGCTGAAGTATTTAATAGAAGTTTAACACAATGAATACAAGGACTAAGAGTAGTATACACATATTTTATTTCATATACGTTTCTACATTGAAGTAATGCGTTCTGTTCAGCGTGAATAGCTTTACAAATATCTAAACCTTCACCTGATTTTAAATGAGCACCAGGACATGGAGTATCTATACAATGTTCAGTATGAGCAGGTCCTCCATTATAACCAGTAGCTAAAACGTGTCCTCTTTCATTAATTAAAATACAACCTACTTTTCTTCTAGCACAGGTTCCTCTTTCTGAAACTAGATTTGCCATTTTCAGAAAATACCAATCTTTTGGAATTCTATAATTATCCATTTTTAATTATTTGTAACTTATCAGAAAGAGTAAGTCCATCTTCTTTTCCTATTTTTATATCAGCAGCTTGATATAAAGTTTCTACTATTCTCATAGGATTTAATTTATACTTTTCAAGTAAATCATTAAAAGAAAAATCACACTCATAGTTTTGAATTCCTGCTCTTACGATATTAGCATCTTTTAAATTTGTATCGTATAGATGACGACTACCTGCGTTTATATATAATTTTCCTAACTTACATTGAATTCCTAAATTATTTAAATGACAAGCGATTACGAAACTGATTGCACTAAAATTAAAACTATCGTAAGGAAGACCTAACCATACATCGTTACTTCTCATTGTAGTTATACAATGTAAATATAATTCATCACCTCTAGGTCTTAAAAAGAATTGCATAGCTACAGTACATGGAATATCTTTACTTGATCTAGGATTCTCTCTCCATATAGTAAGTACCGCTTGTCTTGAATCTTTATCTTTTTTAAGTGTATCTATAATATAACTTATTTGAGTTATAATTTTAGGGCCATAAGCTCCGAAGAAAGTTACACCATCATCACTAAATCTTTTTATATTTTTCATATACTTTGAAATAGTTAAAAGATCATTTCTACCATCTAATATCCATGCTGCTTCGCCAAACATAAAACTATAATTTAAATTTCTTTCTCTAATACTTATGATTGGCAAATTCATATCAATTTGAAAAGAATGATTTAATTTTTCATAAATTTTTAATTGACGAGGTGCACACTCATAATCAAATTCTCTTATTATTTCAACTATAAAATTTTTATAATCTTGATCTATTTGATTCATATACTATTTACAAAAGCCGTTTCTTCTATTTTTTCTACAACTCTATTTAAATCATGACCTTCTTTAAACATATCATAACGAACAAAATCTTTACGGTCTTTTAAAGGACATAATAAAGATAAAAAACTATTTTGTTTAGGATGTTTATCTTCCCAACAATTTAAATACATATCAATAACTTTATCAATATCATCATATTCTTCATGTCTAATTTTTTTATTTCTATTATGATTATCTTTTACTTTTTTAGTATCATCAGGTATACACCAAACGTATATAGCTCCTTCACGATTTAAATATCTCCATATACTATAAGCATCATAAGAAGGACCTTCTCTATAAATATAAGAATAACATTGTTCAGATGGCCAATGTCTATCTAATATAACTAATTTTCCTTTTTCTTTCATTTTAACAGCAAGTCTTGCAGCTGCTGTATGCCATAACTCCATATTATTATGTACTCTTAAATGAATATAATAAGAGTTAGGATATAACTCTTTAAATTTTTTAGCTAATGTAGTTTTACCAACTCCATCAGGTCCTTCTAATATTATTATCCTAGCAAGCATTTAAAAAATTCTTTAGTCCTTTCTTTAGTCCAAAACTTTTTCTTTAATATATAAGCTTGACTACTTATTAATTCTTTTAATTCTTCATTACTACCGTTTTCTATAATTTTTAAATCAATATTTAATCCTAAAATTTTAGCTTCTTCTGGATGTGCATATATAATATTACCAGCATCGTTTGCTATTTTATATCTAACTCTCCACCAACCACTTCCTTTCATAGTATGATAATGTGGAGGACTAATCATTCCCCATACTTTTTTATATTCTTCAAATAATTCATGTTCTTTTAAACGTACTTGTTTTTCTTTTACATTTCCAAATCTTTTAACATTCCAATTAAATACTTGCTTATTAAACCAACTATCTTTACTTACTAAACTTGCAAGTATCCATGCTTTTTCTTTTTCTTTATTTTCTTTTGAAAATAAATTATCATTGTCAGTATGATTTAAATAAGTATCAGTATAAGGTGTAGGATCCCAATTAATAATTTTATTTGCTTTTATTCCTAATTCATTATAATTACCACCATCATAAGCTGGTACTAATAAAGTATGTGGCCATTTTTCAAAAGCAAATGTATCAACTAAATCTTCTATTTCTTTTTTATAAGGTTGTGCTTCGTCCCAATAAACTTTACCAACAGGATTTCCAGCTTGACTTACTTTCTTCCATATTCTCCAATGTCCTCTACTAAAAGTTCCAAATCCACTTACTGAATCTTTAGTTTGCCAATCGTCTATAGATACGATAGCATCAGGTCTTTTAATTATAGTGTATGCAGCTCCATACCAATATCTTGCTGATAAACTATTAGGACCAAATACGAATACAAATACCTTATCATACATTGATACATCTTCTCCCGGGATGATCGCTTTATGAATTACTTCGTGTCCTAATTCTTTTAAAACAGTAGGGAGTATTCTAGCAGAAGTTGCAATATTTAATGGACTGCGAGCAGTTCCAATTGATAATGCGTTAAATCCTGTTACTAAAATTTTCATTTATTTCTCTTTCTTCTTCTATAATTTTTTCTATATTAGGAGCTTTCCAATCTTTAGGTTTTACAACATCAAATTTAGTTCCACGTTTTCCTGTTTTATCTTTAGCTCTAATCTTACTCATATTAGCTTTTTGAACTTCGTTCCATGCTTTTTCAAATGGTAAATTAAATAACCAAGCTGTTCCTAAAGCTATATAAACTATGTCAACTAAAGCATCTAAAGCTCCAGCTGCATCTTTTTTAGTTATAGCATTAGTATATTCAGCAAGTTCTTCCATTAAAAAAGCAGTTCTAAAATTAATAAGTTCACTATTACTAGGTATATCAATCTTTTCATTCTTTTCAAAGCCATATTTTTTATGGAAATTATCTATGTCTTTTAATATATCTGTCATATCAATCTTTCTTGCTCAGGTGGTTTTCTAAAATCAACCACTTGATGTATTTCTTTATTTTCTTTTTTACTTTCTATACTATTTTTAATTATCCTTGCTACATATTCAGCTACAGGTGGCATAACACTTCTCGCAATTTGTGAACCTATAGTAGAAACTGGTCCTTCCCAAATATAATCATGAGGATAACCAGTCATATAAGCTAATTCTTTATGTCCGAATAATCTATCTTCTGTTGGATGTATATAAAAACCTCCAGCTATAACTGGTATATGTTCGTCACTTTTTAATCTCCATTTCATAAATTGAGGTCTACCTTTTACTCCTCCTCTCATTCCTCCACGTTTCCAAGTTTCTGGAGGATTATATCTTTCCCAAGTTACTCTTAAACTTTCTCCTTGTTTACAATGTTTTAAATAAGGAATTTCGTTTTTTCCTAACTTCATTAAATGTCCTATATCTTTTTTATGTTCTAATTTAAAATTTTTAAGAACATCTCCTGTAGTTGGTAACGGAGAAAAATTTAAAGGTCTAACACTTAAATGATATTTAGTTGCTATAAAAAAAAATCTTTTACGACTATGATTTAATCCAGTATAGCCACCATCAATTAATAAATGAGTAGTATAATATCCAAGTTCATTTGCTTCTTTAGTTAATTGTTGAATCATTTCATATCCACCATTCTTACTATAAACTCTAGGAACTGATTCAAGTACAATAGCTTTAGGTTTTAAATCTTTTAATAAATTAAAAGCATTTCTCCAGCATGCTATTCTAGGGTCATCTCTCCAAGCCATCGCACCTTTTTGAGTTGATCCTAAATTAGACCACGGAGCACAGGGTGGGTTACAATAAATAAAATCTACTTTATTTTTAAATTTTTCTCTAGGCCAATTTTCTTCACCTTCGTAATATTCAACATTAGGAAAATTAGCTTGAAACGTTTTTTTATAAACTCCAGGTTTCATTTCAAAATGAGCTAAAATATCAAAATGTTTTTCAACTCCTAATGCAAATCCACCTGCGAATATATATGCTCCTAATGCTTTCATTAATGTATTGTATAACTATACTTCGTTTCAGGCTGTAGAATGAACAAATTCTTTTTAGCTCTAGTTACTGCAACATAAAATACTCTATGTTCATCATCGGGTTCTACATTTAATCTTTTCCAAGTTTTATAAGATATATCACTAATTACAATAACATTATCACTTTCACCACCTTTAATAGCGTGTATAGTAGATAATCTAATCCTTGCTTTATTTTTAAATATATCTCCAGATTTAACTAAAGATTCAAACATTAACATATCTTCAGGATCAAGTCCATGAATTATTTCTCTCCAATCTCCATTTGCAAGTAATCCACAATTTTCTTTTAAATACTCTAAATTAAATTCTAAATTTGTATCTACATCTTTTAATGATTTAAATCCACGTTTAATTCCTACGTTACTTCTTAAACAAGAATATAGTTTTTGAAGTTCTTCAAAAGAAATAGTTTCTCCTTTATTTAATTTGATCCATGATCTAATGGCTACGACAAATTTATTAGCTTTAAATTCTTGATATCCTCTTTCATAAAACCAACCCATACGTTTACAATAAGATTCAGCTCTATGTAATTGATATCCTGATCTTGCTAATACTAACCATTCTCCTGAAGTCATATCCACTTCTTCTATAGAAGATATTTCAGTTATACTTCCTTCTTCATCTTTAGAAGTCCATTCTTTAGATTGTCTAAATGAAATTCTATTAGTAATATTACAAGCTAGTTTATGAATTACTTTAGGAAGTCTATGACTTTTAGGAAGAACTTTAACTTCACCTTTTATATTTAAAAAATTAGTTACGTCAGCGCCTGACCATTTATAAATAGCTTGATCATCGTCACCTGCTATATATCTCAATTTACAATTCTTAGTTAATTTTTCTATTACTTTCCATTGTTTAATAGTTAAGTCTTGTGCTTCATCTACAAATACTATATCTAAATCAGGTACATACTCTTGTTCTAAAAATACATCTAACATATCTGTAAAGTCAAGAAGATTTTTAGTTTTTTTAAAATTAGAATATGATTTACTAAAATAGTCTTGCTCTTCCCAAGAGTGTTCACACTCTAATTCTTTCCATACTGATTTTAAATCTCTTTCACTTGATCTAGCTACCTCGTCACAGAATAATAATAAATCACCTTTTTTACTTCCAATAATAAGTCCTGAGTTATCTTCTTCTGATACTCCAGTCATTTCTACTCTTACTAATTCACTAAATTCTTTTATACGTTCTCCTTTAAATACTTGACCACTATTAATATTTAAAGCTCTATAACATAGACTATGTATAGTTCTAAAATATTCTAAATCATCTTCTGATAATTTAAATTTTTTAATAACTCTTGATCTTGCTTCTTTAATAGCTCTGCGTGTAAAAGAAAAAAATCCAATTCTATTTGCTTTATATCCTTCTGCTATTTTTTCTTCTAATATTTTTAATAGTTCTGTTGTCTTACCAGTTCCAGGACTTCCAAATATCTTTAAAGTTTTATTGTCCATGTTTTTTATGAATATTAACTAATACTTGATGTTGCTTATTAGATAATAAAATATGTTCTTCAGATTTATTTAATTTTTCAATTACACTATTACAAAATTCTAGTTCCCAAGTATTTAATTTAGTTGTATCCATACTCTTTAAAAAACTAGTTAGATTTTTATATTTCTCTCCTTCAATTTTTTTTAAAAGTTCATTTGGTATTTCTCTAGGAGATACGTTCTCTATTTTTAAATTCATCATATGAAAGTAAATCATACGACATACGTTCACGTCAGTTAAAGCATCATGCCAATCATGATAACCTACACTAAAAAAGAACTCATGGCATTCTTGTAATTTAGGAAATTTATAATCTTTATATTTACCTTGTAGTTTCATTTGATCTTTTGCCATCATCATTGTACAAAAAATATTATCTGGCTTTTTAAATTTCATATGAAACACATTAAATGCTCTTTCTATTATTTGTAAATCAAAAGCTGTATTATGAGCTACTAAAGTATCAGCTCGACCTAATAGTTCTGAAAAAACTTCTAAAGCTAACTTTGTTGGTATGCCTGTACTTTCAGCTTCCTCTGTAGTTATTCCATGTATATCAGATGCTTCTTTAGGAATATCAAATGGTATATGACTAGGTTGTATTCTAAAAGATATTTGAGATACTACCTTTTCTTTATTATCACAAAGTTGAGCTGCTAAACTAACAAGATGAGGTTGTTCTGGATGATCTGATTTTAAATCTCTACGCCAAAGTCCATTAGTTTCTGTATCAAAGAAAAGAATCATGATCCCTTTCTTAGAGATAATTCAACCCCTTTTACTTGAACTTGATTATCTATTTTATTTTTATCTCTATCATTTTCTAAAAATAAAATTGCAGAAGTTAAAGCATCGTTATTTACTTCCTTTTTATTAGCATAATCAAGTAATATATTTATAGCTTGTTGTTTATTCATATGCTTCCTTTTCTATATTTGGTTGTTTAAATTCTTCAGTTTGAGTTTGAAAATTTTTAATAGACCATACGTTTACAAACTTTCCTTTAATCTTTCTACCTATATGATTAGCTCCTAAATTTTTTAAATAAGCAGTTATTTCATGTAATTTAAATTCTTTAAATCTATGTCTATCTAAAAATTCCATAAAATCATTAATTCTAAACTCTGTATTTATTTCTAATATAATAGCTTTACCTCTAAGTAAATCTTCAGGTTCAGTAGATGAACTTGATCCAGTACAAAATCTTTCTAGTAATTCATATAATCTACCTTTATTACTTGAATCAGCTGGAGCATCTACTTCTTCTAATCTTTGCATTAAATCGTTAATAGTTTCTACCCATAACTTTTCATTAATTTTAGGAAGTAACATATTAATATTTTCAAATACTACTTTTTTAAAATCTAAAAAACTGTAGATATGATTACTTTCTAATGGACCAATTCTTTTTTCGTTTAAAGTTAAATAGTAAGTAGGAGGATCTGTTAATATTTTAGTTATTCCATTAAGTGATGGCATTTCTCCATTATCATTAATTCCAAATTTACATGTAATACACTTAGGTCTATTACATACAGAGTTAATAGGTGATTCACTACATCTATAATTATAATTTTTAGTTTTTAAACTCTCTAATGTATTAGTAAATTCTCTAGGTTTAAGAGGAGGTATTAAATATTTTTCATTATAATCTTCTAATTCTTCTTCCCAATTCTCTGGATCTTTTTTTCTTAAATAAACTCCTAAATTAAATAATCCATTATTTCTTCCACCCTCACTAATTCCACCTGAAGCTAATAGATGTTGTAAACAAGGAGGTCCTCCTGGAAGTTTATCTTCAGAATTATCTAATTTTTTTATAAAACTTAAATCAATTTCATCTAAACTCTCTACTGAAAATTTGTGAACCCATTTAATAAAATTTTCTGGTGATAATACTTTACCATCATATAAAGCATAACGTTCAGTTTCAACTCCTCCAAAGTATGGCATGTTAAGCCAATTACCTACATCTTCTTTAGTTAATATTTTATCTTGTAATGGTCTTAAATCATATTTATTGAATCCAAATGCTTTAGCAATCTCTTTTAATTTTTTAATCATATGAGTTGCTGGAATAAAGTTTTTAGAAAATAAAAAAATATGCCCTCCTCCACTTTTAGAACGACATATAATTAAATTCTTTTTAACAAATGACTTTGAAATTTTTTCTAAATCTACACCGGCATAATCATCTACATCAAGACATGCCCATTTACACTTACTTTCTTCATTTATTGGAACTACACCTAGACCTATTTTACCTTCTAGGTGTAATTTCCATAAATCTTTTGTATAAGGTTCTCTAATAGTATTTCCAAATCCGTCAAGCTTAACTCCTTTAGTTTGAGTAATGGTAAATTTACCATAAGCACGAGTTAGACCTGGAAATACATTAAAGAAATCGTCAGACAACATAGCTTAAAAAGGTGCTTCTTCGTTATCGTCAGAATCATCAGTTACAGGTTGATCAACTTCTACAGGTTCAGATGCTTTAACTTTGCCTTTGTCCACTGATTCAGCTAGACCTTCAGCTTGACTAAATACATCTTTACTATCAATTTGACCTATTTCTTCTATTTTATATTTAAACCAACTACCCAAGTCATTCTCAGCTTGAACAGTAGAAAGATTAAATTTATATAGAAAACTAGGTGGATCAATAGTTTGACCTTTAACATTAATCTTTTTCATTTTAAGAAGTGTATTCCACTTTCTTGAAACTGAAAGATTACTAGAAGTCATATTTAATACAGCAGGTTCATATGTACCATCTTCTTTTTGAAGAAGCACAAAATGTTCCGCAGTATCAACTATTTGATTTTTACCTAATAAAGATTTTCTAGTTTTAGGATCAGTTTTAGTATTAGCAGGTTTCATATCATGAACTGCTACTAATCCGCCACCATCTTCTCTAGGTACCCACTCTACATAGGTTTTTCTATATCCACAAGGAATAACTTCAATAGTATTACCATATACAGTATTAGTAACAGTATTAAAAATCATACCTTCTTCAGCTCCCTCAATATACTTTTCATCTTTTTTCTTTCTTTGAGGTGAACCTGACTGAACTATAGCTAGTCTAGGAATTGTAATATCATCGTTAGTGACATTCTGTAATCCTTTACCGGCATTTTTCAGAATTAAATCAGCATTAATGTTACCTACTAGAGATCCATTACTTGCTGGTTTCTTTACTACTTGTTTTACTTCAGCCATTTATTATTTCTCCTTTCCGAGTTTTACTTTTGCTATACTGGCTTCGTATACACTAAAATATTGTTCAGGTAATGTTTCACCTAAAGAATATCTTTCTTTAGCAAAAGCTTTTAATGTACCAGGATGCACGGTCGACTTTTCTTCATACGGGATATTCTTAAAATTCTTATTAAGAAGTCCTATAAGTTTATCAGCCTCATCGTACTCTCCTTTTGCAAAACTAACTTTAACATCATGTTTAATTAGTTCAGCATGACCATTTTCTTCTAACCATTTAAGAGCACCTGCTCTTTTATCATCTGGTATAGAACAAAATAGTTCGTCTTTAACTACAATTTGACTTCCATCTGCAAGATCAAATCTAGTCATATTATTACACGATGCCATAGCATCAGGTAATTCTTTTTCTTCTATTTCTCGAATTTCAGATTTTAAGACTTTTAATCTTTCTTCTTCTTTTTCAAGAACTTTCTTTTTTTCTATTAATTTATTACCAATAGCAGTAACTATTTCTAGTCCTCCTTTTGGTAAAGTTTTCTTTTTCTTATGCTTTTCTACGGCGTCAAATATCCATTTATCCGACATAGTCTTCATTCTCCTTTCTGTTATTATAAATATCTATCTCAACTGGATAGTAAGCTCTATGCTCTCTATCCCATTTGAGTATTTTTAGTCTACCATTATTTATATCAGAGGCAACTATTGATGCAATTGCAATAGCTACAGGATCTCCCATTGCGAGTAAAAAATCAGAATCATTAAAATCTTTTAATTTCTGTTTCATTAAACGTACAACAGGATCAGATGAAAAAGTTATTTGCTTATACGGTCTTAGTAAAGCAATTAATTCGCCATACCTACCGGCTGCAAGAACATTTACATTTGGATTTTCTTGCACTATAAACACTTTCGCCATTTCTTTTCCTTTCTTTTTTTGATTTACTTTATACTTAAAAAGTTTATATTTTAAAAAATTAAATTAGAAAACAGAAAGTTTTATATGCAAGTACAATTTGTTGATGAAAAAGATTTTGTAGAATACAAATTTAAAACTAAACCATACAAACATCAATTTGATGCTTTTATGATTAGTAAAGATAAAGAGAGTTATGCTCTTTTTATGGAACAAGGAACTGGTAAATCTAAAGTTATAATAGATAATATCGCTTATCTATTTCGTAAAGGAAGTATTGACACCGTTGTAATAGCAGCACCTAAAGGTGTATATCGTAACTGGATAGCTTCTGAATATGAAACTCATATGCCAGATGATGTGAAAGAATTTACAAGACTTCAGATATGGTCTCCCGCTGAAACTATTTCTAATATAAATAATCTAGTTGAGTTTTTAAAAGAAAGTAATAAGTTAAGATTTTTTGTAGTTAATATAGAAGCTCTATCTACAGAGAAAGGAAAGAACTACGTTCATAGATTATTAAATACAGGTAAATCATTTTTTGTAATAGATGAAAGTTCTAATATAAAGAATAGAACTGCAAGAAGAACTAAAAATTGTCATAAATTATATAAACTAGCAAAATATAGAAGAATATTAACTGGAACTCCAGTGACCCAAGGTCCGTTAGACTTATGGTCTCAAATGCATTTTTTAGATCCATACATATTACAAAATAGTTTTTATGCTTATCGTAATACGTTTTGTGTAATTAGAAGAAGAAGATTAACTACTCATACTTTTGATGAAGTAGTAGGTTATCAAAGATTAGAAGAACTTCAAGAAATTTTAAAGCCATATAGTTTTAGAGTAACTAAGGAAGAGTGTTTAGATTTACCTCCTAAAGTAAAAGTAATAAGACATGTAGAAATGACACCTGAACAAAAACGAATGTATGTGACTTTAAAAAAGAGAGCTATAGTAGAGCTTGAACGTGAAAAGATAGTGTCAGCACCTCTTATCATCACACGAATTTTAAGATTACAACAAATATTATGTGGTTATATTAAACATGATGATGGAACTGAAGAAGTAATAGAAGGTGAAAATCCTCGTATACAAGAACTATTAGATGTTATTGAAGAGACACAAGGTAATATAATTATATGGGCTACTTATAGAAACTCAATTAAATTGATCCGTGATTCAATAGCTAAAGTATATGGAGCTAGTAAAGTTGCAACTTTCTTTGGTGATACTGAATCTGAAGAAAGACAAGAGATAGTTAAGAATTTTCAAAGTGGAGAAATAAGATTTTTCGTAGGTCAACCTAGAACAGGTGGTTATGGTATAACACTAACTAATGCTAAAACTGTAATTTATTTTAATAATACTTATGATATGGAAGTAAGACTACAATCTGAAGATAGAGCACATCGAATAGGTCAAAAAGATAAAGTTACTTATATAGACTTCGTGTGTCCTAATACTTTAGATGAAAAAATTATTCAAGTATTAAATAATAAGAAAAAACTAGCTGACGAAATAACTGGAGATAAGTGGAAGCAATTATTTGCTTAATTCTTAATTTCTTTAATACGTTTAACTCCGTGCTTATCTACTTCTACAATAGCTTCGATTTGTTTACATTCCATTCGCAAAGTATTTGATGTACCATCACGTTCTACTTTACGTTTTTGTTCTAAACATTCCGCAAGATTAGCTTTAGGAGAATAATTTTCTAACTTTCCATTAAGAAACATTAATAAAGCAAATATTATTTCACCCATTACTTACCTCGTAATGAATCTAATTCTTTTTCTAGTTTATCAACTTTTTTTTCTAATTGAGCTATAAGAACTTTAGTGTGCACATTTTCTTCTAATTGTTTAGAATGTTTATCAATTGATTTAGCTTGATACTCAATCAACATATACATCTCCTGGTTCTTAGGAGTTTGTTCAGCTTTTTTAAGTAAGTCTTGTGACATTAACTTTTCATTAGTTTCAATTCTATTTAATCTTTCAACAATTCCAAAATAAGTCCATACCGCTACAACGATAGCAGATACAATAGCTACTATATTTTTAATAGGTAAAGATACTTGTGTTTGATCACTTACTTTAAACTCGCTACTCATAATTATTCTTTAGGTTTATTTGCCATAGTTCTAGCAACTGATTCAGCTGATCGTCCTACAACATAACCTCCTAAACCTATTTGGAGTAAAGTCCAAACGTCACCTGGAAGATCAATAGTAATAGCTGCTCCAAAGAAAAACTTAACTATTGGACCAAATATATAATTCCATACTAGAATAAATATAAGTACATACATAAGTAATGGTCTCCATGATGATGCAAACCAACCTGCTTTAGCTTCAGCTTCTATAATTTTAGCAGCAGCTTGTAATTCTTGTGTATTAGATTGTAATAACTGTGTTTGTAAATCAGCTTTTAATTTAGCTTGTAAATCTTTATCAGGTACAGATTTTTCAATTGTACTAAATAATATTTTAG